ATCATCTCCGGCCAGCAGGTGTAAAAAAGCGTCCGGTTTCAGAAGAAGTCGAGTTGGTTTCAGAAGTTTGACCTAATCCCAGCCCTAAATCACCCCCTCTAAATGCCCCGCCAGCGCGTTATTAATGGCCAGTTAATGTGCCAGTAGCGGGCGTTTAAACCCATTCGAAGAGCCAACCAGCCTAGAAAGTCGTCAGCGCGGCCCTTTTCCATTGGTTTGAGTTAACCCCGATGTAGACATAATTCGTATCAAAACGGATCAGATTCACCAGGTTTCCAAGGGTGATATCAGACGAATTCGTGGGGGTGTAAAAAGTCTCTTTTAGGCCGGACCCAGTCAAGGTCACTGGTCCACTGGTAACGGTCGAAATAGCGTTGCCACGCGCCCGCCAGAACTGAACCCCAACACTCGTCGTGATGTGGTTGCTAAAAGTGATCTCCCCAGCGTTGGTAACGCTCCCATACGCCGCCGTGGTGGACCATTGCAGGAATGTGCTGTTGAGATTGGTCGTGGTCTCCACAAACGCGCCAGCCGTGTAATTTGAAACGGCAATTTGAAGCAGGATATTCGTCCGGGTGGAATCAAGCGAAATGCTGTCGATTTTCACGAAGGCAACGATGGCTGCCAGGTCAAGGGTATTTAACCCATATGCGCCGAAGAAAACATGATTGGTGCCGTAATTATTTGTGCCGCCCAAACTCCAACCGTAGCCGAGGCCAACGGTGTTCGCCAGGACGCTCACGGGGTAGCCCGAAAGATAAGAGAGTGTGACCGGATCGCTGGAAAGAACTGGCGTGCCAAAAGCGAAGGTCTGACCATACATCGCGTTCGAACGCCCAAGCAACTCTGGATGGTCAACTCCGTAGACAGTCAACGCGCCGGGCGTGGCGCTCGACTGGCCCACAACGGAGACCATTACGCTGTTCGTCAAATTGGGATAATCGACCGTGTTGGAATACCAGGAAGAGCCGCCATTCGTGGAGAAATAAATGGCTTCCTGTAATGGGGTGCCCGGATCGGTTGCGCCGCCGTAAATTTGGGGGACTTTTAAATCGCAATAATAAAGCTGTGGAAATGTTCCAATGTAGTTGGAGCCAGTGAACACAATCGGGTTGGTGCTGAGAAGGGTATAAAGCTGGCTGGAGAGAACGGAGTTGGAGAATTGCTGGACCTGAATGGTGTTGGTATTCGGTGCGAGCGGGACTGAAGTCCACTGGTTGCTTCGCACGCCGATGTAAATATTATTGGTGTCCCACGCCAGGATGCCAACAATGCCGAATGTACTTCCCATTGCCAGCGTGGTGTCAGTCATGTTTGTGGGCGTGTAGGTGGTGGGACGAAGGCCCGACCAATAATAAACGTAGTTCGTTCCGATGACTGCATTCGTTGGGCCGATGCCGATCTGGCTGGCCAGCCATTGCTCGTTGGAATTGACCTTGTTGAAGGCGACGGGAATGGTGTCGCCAATCTGCAAATACATCGGGTTGCTGGCGGTGTATGGCTGGTTGGTGATGCTCGCGCCAGGAATGGTGATGTAGGCACTACTGATCGAGATGTTGGTGTGCGTGCCGGTCATCACAATGGGGATGAGATTTGTTTGCTGTGCCAATGCAGACGCGAGCAGGGCAAAGACCGATACGAGAACGACGTTTGTTTTTTTCATATTTTTTTTAACTGGTTAAAGACTGCCGGTTCCACCGCCCGTGCCAGGGCCGCCGCCGGCACCTGGTCCGGCCAGGCCATTGCCGACGCCGGGATTGGCTCCGCCTGTCACCCAAGCCTCGGTGCCAAATTGAATCCAGCCGGCACCGACGGGCGAAGAGATTGATCCTGGATCGAGAATGTATTCGCCGGGCAGGAGATTTTGATATGCGGTGTAATAGGTGACGATGCCGGTGTTGACGCCGTCGGAGGTGATACCGTCCCAGCTCGTGACGGCCGCATTGACGAGAAACCGGTCGGGGGGCGAGTAGAAACTGATGCCCCAGCCGAAGTAAATCTGACTGAACGAACAGGTATCTTCAGTGGCGCTGTCGGGTGCCACCGGAATCCTGATCCGGCTTTTCGATTGAAACCAACCATTGATGGAGTCGAAGTCGATGGTGTATCCGGGATCAAGATAGCCGACTGACATCGGCCCCGGATAGGGACAATCCAGCGCGGGATAGAAAATGCCTGGCGTTTGGGCGGTGATGATCACTCCGCTTTTTATCGGGAATACAAACAAGGCGCGGGTATGGGCCGGGCTGATGATAGCTGTAACGGGCTGACCGACTGCGCCTCCGCTCAACGTCAGACCACCCTGAGTACAAAATCCGGTCACACCGCCATTGGCCAAGGCAGGGCTGCTCACGTAGGTTGACGTGGCCGTGGTTCCATCAGCGCTGTGCCCTTTCCAAAGAAATGGCCAGCCGCCAAGGAACGGAATGAAATTGTCGGTGAAATAAGGATTTCCGCTGGTCATGTAATCGAAGATTCCGACCGTCACCTGCTCATTGGCCCCAAGCTGCAATGCCATCAGGCGATTTGATGGGACCGAAATACCACATTTACCAGTGCCATCATACGTGACTCCGCCAGGGACGAGATTCTGGTCTTTGTAAATTCCGGAGGGCGTCTGATAGTCGAAGGTCAGCACGCCTTCGCGCGTGGTGAGTTCGCGGCGCGGAATCAGTGGCACGGTGTTCAACAGGTCGGCGCAAAAACTTTTTACCCAGCTTTTGTTGAATTTAATTCCACTCAACATGACGGTGCGGGTCAGTGGAGCACGAGGAATTGCATTCGCGGCACTATCACCAAGTCCCGTATACGGTTCATAATTCCTTAAAAATTCCATTGAATAACCAGTCGCGCCCACGGAAGGGATGGATGCTGTTTCCTGCTGCATATTACTGTAGCCTTCAATGCCGTATGGATCGCGATACCATTTACCATCTGGGCCAACGGCCGTGCCACTGGTCGGCTGTCCATTATTTCCATCCTCACTGGTGGAATCGTAACCGCTATTGGGGAGTCCACATAAGCGCAAATCCACCGATGGGTCGGTTGAATTTGGCCACATAACTGGGTTGATGACTGCGGACATTATATCGCATGGATTTCTGAAAAAAGGGTAAGCCTTGGTGCGCGTCCACGTCTGAAGCCCGCTGTTGTAATTCGTGATGGTCATGCTCTCGGACCAAAAATTCACGCCATCATTTTCCCAGGGCACACCGGAAATGGTAGGAATGGAATATTGGAATATGGGTCCGACTCCACCGTTTGATAAATAGGCTGATGGGTTGGTCAAGAATGCACGGACATCGAACTCGGCATTGGCCAGCAGGACTGGCGCAACGGCCGTGACGTTCATGAAGTCGAAGCACTTCGCGCAGCAATAACCGCCAAAGGAAGGCATGCCCATAACGATTATGGTTTCGTGTAAGCGGCAGTTGCATGGACGAGGATGTAACTGATCGCGCCCGTCGTCGGATCGCAAACCTGCATTTCGCGCGGCTGCATGGTTTTGATGTCGTCAGCGGTGTAGCCGGCCACGGGCGTGGGCGTCGTAGCCGCCAACTGGCTGGCGATCAAACCGGAATCCAGATTGCTTTTACCCTGCATGGTGGACGATGGATCACCCGGCGTGGCATAGCTGGCCACGACGTGAACCTGCGGTTCATCCGCCCCATGTTCAGCGGCGTGGGCATGACTTTTGCGCGGATGTTTTACCGTGCCTCCGCCGGTGGCCAGCAAACCACCGAACAAATAGTTTACATCCACGGTCACGATCCGGACACGCGAAGCGCGCACATAATCCACCAGCGCATTAGCCGTCAAATGCAAGGGTGCACCAAATTCAACCATGGTGGTCCCCTTAACGGCGCTACCACTGACACGGCGCACCGGTGCGTTGACGGCCGACCAGTCAAGGATTGTATTATCACCTGCATGGGCGGACAGTGCCGCGCTGGTGAAGTTGAGACAATTCGCACGTGTGATCTGAGCGTTGGTTGAGCCGATTTCCGATTCAAGCGTTGTAAAACTTCCTTCCACGGCCAGCGAACGCCAGGCGTTGTACATAATTTGAGCCAGACCGGAAGGCTGTGTCTCAGTATAGGTAGTGACTGAACTTGCATTGACGCTGATCAGGAGCGGCACATTGGCCGAATTATAGCTGACTGCCGTAAATTCCTTGGTGATCTGTTTGAAGGTTTTCGTGCCGTTGGAGTAGGTGATGAAAACCCAGGCGGTGCATTTTACTTTTTGTGCGCTGATGGCCGGATAACCGCCGGTCGCCATCAATGTGGAATCGGTCATCCAATCGCAATGTGATCCATCGAGCAGCTCGTAGGCGTTGGCGGAATTGTAAGCCACGGCCGCGCCACTACTGTCCACCTCTTTGGTCGCTATGGCCGGAGCTGGATGGCTGGTGGACGAGGCGGGCGTGGTACTCGCGCCAAGAATAACTGCGGAGACCACAGTCGGTGCGAGCAGCTCTGACTTCCATTTTTGCCATTGCGCCAGGCTCGTGATGTCAAACGACGCGCTTTGGAACGGGGACTGTTGATTCGTGACGGAAATCTTTGCGCCGGCCAGGTCGAAATATAAATCTACACCACGAAATTTGGATTCAGTATCAGTCGGCAGCGTGGCCGGCCAATGATCGTTACCAAACCCAAGATATTGGCCGCTGCCAATCGTGGTTATCTGATCGTAATCAATATTGACGTAGCTCTTGATCCAGTCCGGGCGCGGCCGGCATTTGAATTTAGAAATCCAATTGCCGGCGTCCAGGTTGATCGTGACCGGCGTGAGCACCAGCGCAGCTTTTTGGAGGGTCGTCAGCGTCGGATTAAGATTCGTGGTGGAACATTTTAAAAAGTGAATCGTTGGTGTACCCGGCGACGAGGGATTTGTCCCAACCGTGGAATAATCCCAGACCACGATGAAGTCAGATTCAATCTGCCACATTTTTTGAATGACTTGATCGACGTTGATGCACTTTTGGAAATCAGAAATAACAGGTGCCCAAGGGGCCACATTGCCCAGTGTGACGGGTGCACCCTGGGAGATGGCCCAGTTGATGGCAGCGCTGATCTGGGCACCGGTATTCAAGGTTATCCAACCCGTGCCTGAAATATTGATGGTGATGCCAAGGACGACGCGATTCGTGGTGTAAGTGGTCGTGGTGCCCACGCCGGTGGTCCGGATGAACTGCATTTTATATTGCAGCCGACTAAAATACCACCAGGCGTTCACCAGCCGGCCAATGCAATCTTCCGATCCGGCGGTGCCGTTGCGCTCCCACGGTTCCACCCGGCCGTCAAACCAGCAGGTGCCACCGCTCCACGTCGTGCCGGAGCCGGTGCGGTTCTGGTAAATGATGACGCGCGAACCGTAGGCGAAAAGGTCTGCCGCATCTACCGCGCGTCCGGCGGCCGTGAATTCTACAGTGGCAGGAGCGAGATCGTTGTCGGAAAACTGCAGATCATCCAGGCCCCAGTCGGCGAGTGGCTTTTCCACACCGGCGTTGAAGATGGTGAAAGCGGCGATGGCCATGATTTAATGGTGATCAACGGCGGCTTTAAGTTGCGCCACTTTCTTTTTCAAATCGGCCACATCCGCACCCATGCCGGCCAACTGGCCGATAGTCGCCGCTGCATCTGCCACGGCCGCGTGGGCATCCTTCAACGCAGCCGAAACCTTTGCCGCATCGCCGGCCGTCTGGGTGGATTTGGATTGAATCTCATTGACGGTGGCCATGTCCTTGTTGGCGTGGTCGATGTCGCCCGTAACGCGATTAGTCGCGTTCGATTGATTTTGGATACCCAGCATCGCGCCCCGATGTTTATCCGCTGCATCGTGTTTGGATTCCAATTGCGGGATTTGATCACCCAATTCCGCCAGTCGGTCATTGACCTTTTTTAGCGAGGTGACAGTTTTTTCCCATTCGGTTTTTGCCGCTTTTGCCTTCTCGGCCATGTCATCCGCAACGTCTTCCTGTTGATGCTGCCGCTCGATGAGGAGTTTTTGTTTGGCCATTTGCTTGGTGTACTCATCACCAGACATATCCTTTCCGAAGTCATGAAGATACTGACCCTGATCATCAGCATCTTTTTTGTATTTACCGGCTAGGTTTTTAGCATCATCGGCACGGCCCTGCGCAGCTTCAGGTGATCCAGATTCAAGAGTTTTCCGATTTTCCAAATCCCGCTGCTGGGCTGTTAGTTCAGACTGCTCTTGTTTTCGTGCATCAATTTCATCACTTTCCAATTTCGATTTTCGAGCCGATGCCTCACGCTCATTTCGGGCAGTTATGTCAGTTTCTGCCGCCGCGCCTTCAGCCGGCGTCATCTGGCCTGTGGCAACCTTCTGTTTTATTTGGTCCAGGGCGAGTTTTTGACGGGCTTTTGCCTCTTCCTCCTCGTACTGGGCTTGAGTCTTTAGCGCGGTGATCGCCTCGTTGGTATTATCTGCCACCTTTTTTTGCGCATCCGCCACATGATCCGTGGCCGTGGCAAAATCATCCGCTTTGCCTACTCCCGATCCCATGGTGTCAATCTGGGCCTGAAGCGCCTCGGTGCCATCCGAGATGCGTGACACGTCAATATTGGCCGCTGCCATCTTTGCCATCTCTTCATTGGTTTCCTTGATGGACTCAATCAATTTTGAAAAGACACCAACCAGAATGACAATGGAAGCCACCACCGGATTAAATGCCACCATCATCACTTCACCCAGTCCGGGGAGCACACGGTTCAATTCACCCGCAATCTTGTGCAACCCACGATGGCTGATGGTGGCGTGTTCGGACTGCTCGGCCATTTCGGCTTCGCTGCGGGAAACAGTATGCACCGAATCGGCAAGCTGATCATTGGCGCGCTTCAGTTCATCGGCGGCGTCGGTCTCGGATTTTGTCGCGGATTTGTATTCCTCAATACTGCCGCGCAATGTCTTGAGCTGCGTTTCCAGCGCGGAATAATCCTGCTTGAGCGCCTTGGCTTTTCCGATCTGACGTTCCAGCGAATCGGCGGCAGCTTCAGCGCCCGCCAGTTCAGCCGATGTTTTTATTTTATATTCCAGGTCCATTTCAGGAATTGGTGAAGGCCTTTAATCTGAATCCACGAAACGATTCAGCCGGGTTATTGGTCCAGATGCTGTTGCCCACATTCGACCAGGTCTTTAGATCGGTCGATGTCTGCCAGACAATGTTGCTGGCATACTTGAAACTGCTCACCCGCAAACCCAGGCTGAAAGTCGTCACATTTGACGGTGGCACGGATACCAGCATCGGGATGCCGCTGGTGGCCGCTGTGGTAGCCTGACGCGGTGTCAGCAACGCCCCAAAGCAATCCAGTGACACGATGAGCGAGGCCCAAAGCAGCGAGAAGCAGATGAGTTTTAGGAGTGGGCGCATTATAGTGATGTGGCTACATTCGTTTGACCAAGCCCATTGAACCACGATTTCCAGATGACAGGGTTTGTCAGTCCTGCCGTTGCGGAATTGGACAGCCACATTTTGACAATGCCAGGAGATAGGACCGCTGGTGCTGATTGATTCGTCACCAAAATCATTGCCGCATTGACCCACAGATTGCTAACCACGAGCTGGTTGGTGTCTGCAAATGCAGCATTGCCGATTGCAACGCCATTTTGAGACAATTTAGTTGCAGTAATTCCGGCTGCAAAAACAGCCGAACCACCAGCATTGGTCGGCATGCTAAAACCAAGAGAAGTGGCAATCTGATTAGAAAACACCAAGCTGTTATTCACCGGATTCGTAGTAATCTGCCATTGCTGGTTCGCAGGGCCTTGGAATTGGTGAATCGGGGATGTGAGGGTGCCTACCGTATTGAGCGTGCCGTTGATGACCATGTTTGCGTTGGTCGTGACCGTTGTCAGCACGCCAACGCCGCCCTGCTGCAAGGTGGTCGCGTTGAGTGTGCCATTGACGAACACACTTGTGTTGGTCAATCCCTTGGTGAAGGTCGTGGAGGCCGTGTAGCAGCCGTTGCTGGCCGAGGTGGCAATATTCGTCGCCGTGAGGGACACCGAATTGCTGACCGTAGTGGAAACCGAATTAGCGTAGGCTACCGCTCCGTTGCTGACGGCGACTGATTGGTTGGTATCCGCCAATCCGCATGTCATCCAGAGCTGGTTGCTCAAGGCCGTTCCGAAGTTTGTGACCGTCAGGCTCACGCCATTGCTCACCGCTGTGGAAACCGTGTTGGCATACGCCACCACACCATTCGATAGAGGGGTTGACTGTGAGGTGAGAAAAAAACTGGTGGCATTCGTGCCATGAAAGAGCGTAGAGGAGTTGGTGACCCACGGTGCGACGATGGAAAGATTGGTTTCGATGATGGCAGGCAATCCCGTTGGCAGCCAGTTCAGGCCGCCAGCTCCGTCCGTGGTTAAAACCGTTCCCGCGCTGGCAAAGTTTGCATACGCCAAATTATTCAAACCTGAACCGTCGCCATAGACAGCCCCAAGCTGAAATCTAACGCCATTTAGAGTGATTGAATAAAGTGATGCGTTATTGGTCAGCACGGTAGCGCCCCCTAACAAATTAGTAATCCCCGATCCGTCACCAACAAAATACGGAACCGTGGCCACACCGTTGACGATTGACCATTGCTGGCCGGGCGTGCCAGTGGTGCCATAGACATCACCCAGATTATCCACGAGGAAAGATTCCTGAAAGGCAGCCAGAGGTCCGGGCGCGACTCGCAACGTAAGAAAATTTGCCGCCGTGGAATAATTGGTGAAGGCATTCGCGCCCAGGAGATTCGTCGTGGATACCGTCACCGCATTGGTCTGGTTAAAAATGTTGGTGCTGTTGATGGTCACGAAGTTGGTGGTGACTGTGACATTGGTATAGCTCTGAACGAAGGTCCAAGCGTAATTCGTGACCGAGGTGGTGATGTTGTTGGAGACGACCGTGTAAATATTGGTCTGTAGCACCAGTGTTGAATTGGTGAAATTATAGGTGTTCGTTGAAAAAACCGTCACAAAGTTTGTGCCATAGGCGGCATAATTCGTGAAGCCATACCAGATGGCCACGCCGTTGGTGACGAGGCTGCCGGCGTTGAGCACATTGGTTGAATTGGGCACGACGATGTGTGCGGAATAAGGCCAGCCATCAATCGCCAGCGTATAGCCCCACGGCAAAAGGTTCTGGGTGACGGAGCCATTGACGGGATGCAGGACAAAATTGTGGAACGCCACCAGGTTGGTGCCGGCCAGCACGATGCCTTTGACCGGATCAGGCATGAGGATGATGTTCCGGCTGTTCTGGATCGCGGCAAAATCCACGGAGGTGAACAGGACCGGCGTACCCATGGTGGAATGCAGAATGCAGAATGAAGACAAAGTCACGAGGGCCAATGTCCAGCCGGCGTGCCAGGCGCGCACCAGGCAGCGCAGCAGGAGCGCCGTGGCAAAGGTGAAGCCGCACGCCGCCGCGCCGAGCGTGATGAAGGCGGCGAATGATTTCAAAAGGGATGTCAAATATTTTATAGGATTCATAATCAGGTCCAGCGTCATGCTGGTCAGGACATGGAGGCAAAGCCGAAGGTGTAGCGCACATTGAGCAATGCGCCGTTTATTTTTGGAAAGCTTACCCGGCGCAAGACGACGCCGGTGAAGGTGAAGGTGGTGGAGACGCGGCCCCACGCCAGGCTGCCCGCCTGACCGCGCCGGGCATATTCGTTTTTGATGTAAGTGGAGGCGGCATCCGAGTTTGCCAGGTTCGGCTGCACGGCGGCGATGAAGACGCCTTCATCGCCGCCGCGTGGCACAAGGGAGCAATTAACGCCCCGAAAGAATAATAGTTTCTGGACCAGCGCGGGTGCATCCAACTGCTCAACGACGATGGTGGCCTTGACGGAATCATCGCCGAGCGTGACAGCGCTGCCGCCGGTTGGTGTCCAGATGAGATTCATCAGCCAACTATTTCTTCACGCTGAGGTTGTGGCCGGTGAGTACCGTGGCCGCACCGCGCAGACTGTTGAGCGCGAAGCCCAGCAGCGGTGGCAAGATGGCGGCGTCCTTTTCCAGGGCGGCAATGGAGGCATTCACAGCGGCCAGCAGTTTCTCGGTATCCACGGTCAAGGCTGGTGCCAGCACTGGTGCTGGGGGCAGCCCTGGGGCTGAGTCGGGAACAAGCAGTGTTTTTTTCATAATTTATTTTTTGGTTGATGGTTGGTTTGTTTTGTTGATTGGGTCCAGCGTCACGCTGGTCAGGCGACCGTGGCTATGGCGTTCGGAGCGCCGGTAGTGAAGCTGAGGGTTCCCTGCCAGGTGGATTTGGCGATGCGCTTCTTGCCGGGTGCGAAGACGAGGCCGGTTTCAATAAACGACGCCACGGCCAGCGTGATCGTGCTGGTGCCATCGGTGAGCACGAGCGGCGCTGAATCGGCGGCGATATCGGCACCGACCGCCGCGTTGGTGCCCTGGAAATCCACGGCGGTGTCGAGTTGCGAGAGCGTTGGGCCGACGACGATGGCAGAAATCTTCGGCTGGCATGAATCGTAGAATTTATCCACCGGGCCGATGCCGTCCACCAGATCATCGGGCGACATGAACTTGACCTGCCAGTCGATATCCCAGCCGTCCTGGGTGAGAATGTTGGTCCAGCCGGTGCGCGAACCCCACGCACCCGTCCAGGCGAGCGATTTGAAATTGCTCTGGGGAAAGTTGCCCTCGGCATAGGTCGCACCAGTGGTGATCGTGTAATAACTGTTCGCCGTGGTGGGCGAAAGATTGTTGCCGATGAGCGCCACAAATTTGGCGTTGCCGGAAAAAATCTGTTCATTGGCCTTGAGCTTGAGATTGGAGACGGCCACGAGCTGGACGTTGTTCAGCACAATCTGATCACCGTTGCGCGCCGTGATGGTCATGGGCGTGTCGGTGGTGCCGAAGATGCGCGCACCATGGATGCCGGCGAGCAGATAGGAAGGGAACAAAACGGACAGCGAATTCCAAAAGCCATAGATCGGAATTTCAAATTCAATGGCGCGGCCGTCGCGCGTGTAGGTTACGGGACCATACATGCTGCTGACCTGTTGCTTGAGGGAGTGTTTGAGCGGGATTATCATATCGGCCCGCGTCCAGATCGTGGTGCTGAGGTAGGTGATTTTGGGCGCGCCGCTGCCAGGCAAGTTCGCGCGGGAGATGGATAGACTCATAATTTATTTTGGTTATTGGTTGTTGATGTTGACTTGTGCGAACGCCGAATTCAGGTAGCCGGGCAGGAACGCCGCCCAACGCAACTGGTATTGACCGAGGGGCAAAGTGACCGGCCCGCTGTAAAGCACCGCACCGTTGGCAATGTTATCGGGTGCCGGCGAGTCGCCATTGACCGTGTAATAAATCTGCGCGCCAGGCGTGGCCGGATCGTTGGTCAAAGTGATCTGTCCAGGCGCGGGCGAATCCGATGTGATCGTCGGCGTGGTGATGCGCGTGGTCTGCGCGCGTGAGAGCGTCATGCGATGCTGCACCTTGTAGGCGCGCAACGGCTGCCAATCCTTGGCCTCCGCCATCGCGTTTCGGTCGGCCACGAAGTCGGATTGGAAATTAAGATTCCAGCCATGCCCGATTTCGAGGCAGACCTGCGCGACATAATCGGCGGCTAGACCGGTGCCCTCATTCGGGTCCATATTCGTGAGCTGATCCTCCAGGATGAGAGATTCAATCACGATATCGCCCTGCGGACCGGGTGCGGCCGGATTGGGCACTTCAAAGCGCGGTTTCTCCACGATGACACAAATACCCTGCTTGCCGTTGCGCGGCGTGATATAGCCGAGCACTTCAATGGCCAAGGTTTCATCCGGCAGCCGCGACTTATCCGCGAGGAGCTGCTCGCGCGTGATGATGTTCACCGTCTGCAGCCGGCTATCCGATGAATAGGCAAAAGCGTGATCGCGCTGCAACTGTTTGAAATCGGTGAGCGTGATCATCAGTTCCTGCCTCCCAGAAAATCTTCCGTCACTTTTTCAAACGCGGCCGTGTATTCCGGCAGCCGGTCGGCAATGCCGTGGCCGAAGGGCGCGCGGGCCGGGATGGTGATGGTGTAGCTTTTGCCACCCTTTAATTTCACTTCCTTGAAAAGTTTGTGCTGCTTTCCGGCGAAGATGGCGAGCTTGCCATTGGCACCATGCCGCAAGATGTCGCCGCGTTTGTTGGTGCGCAACTTCACCGAGCCGGCCTTGACCGTGCGCTGGATCACGCCACCCTCTTCGTGAATGCGGGCATAGACCACATTGCTGCCGATGGTGGAGACCACGCCAGTGCCGAGGATTACGGACGGGCTGGCATTGGCGGAACTGCGCAGGCGATTGGTGCGCACGCTCAAGCTGGAATCCGTGGTCGGCCCGGAGAGATGTCCCTGCTGGATGCGCGCGACCGTGAGTTGATTTTGATAATCCATTTCCCGCGCCATGGAGCGGGCATAGCCGGCCTGATCCTGGATGCGCGGGATCGCGGCCACCAGATCACCGGAAATTTCAATGTCGAATGCCTGGCTCATGTGAGTTTGTAACGGATGAACTGCTTGAGCGAGGCGGCAACCTGTGGAATCAAATCCATGTCACCGAAGGTCTGCTGGGGCACCACTCTGTTTTTATCGCCTTCACCAACAATCTTCACACCACGCGGATCAATGGTCTGCCAGACGTGTTTGCATTGGAGGAGCCAGGCGTGATAGAGATCGGACGGCAGGGCGGCAGCGCCGCTGGGTAAAGCTGAAGGAAACGCTGCATCATCCGGTTCGAGTGTCTCCCAGAAATATCCGCCATTGTAAGTGAAGCGAACCTGTCCGTAGCTTGGTCCCACATCAGACGGCCCGCAGTTCACGATCCCGTTTGCCAGGTCGAGCGCGAGGATGAAGTTGGGGTCGGTCTGCGTGACCCAGCCGGCGGACTCCTGCAACTTCAATTCCGATAGCGTGACGGCCGTGATGGGAAACCGGCTTAAAATAAATTCCGCCTTGGCTGCCGGGAATATTTCGGTGTCGCCCACCATCCAGGCCAAGCGGCGCTGTGTGAAATTGGCGAACAATGCGGCCATGCCCCTGCCTAGATCAAGGAGCTGCACGTCATAGGTGGTCGTTGGGCGCAGCGCCGGCGCGAGCAGATGCTGCTTGAGCGTGTCGAGATTAGAAAAGCCGGCGTTCACTTTTTGATGGGTTGAGGTTTGCCGAGAATGTCCGCCGTGGTGGCGCGCGGACGGTTACGGCCGCTGCCAAGGACCGGACGCTGGGCGTTCGCCATCGGGAGTGTTTCCCGATTGGTGATTTGCGCGGTTCGCAACATCCGGTCCTTGGGCTGTTGAGTTTCCATTATTCAGTTTCGGTTTCGACCTGTGGCGGCCAGTGCCAGGTATTCCCAGCATTGTCATCCGCATCACGCCAGGGCGCGTTCTTTACGATCAGCAGTCCGGCACCTGTATCGACCTCGATGTCGAGTAGCCGGCCTTCGTAACCTTCATGAACGGCCAGCACCTTTGCGCCGTGATTTTTTTTGCGGAGTTCCGGCTCGGCCGTTTCCGGCCAGAAATATTCGACCTGGTCGCCAGCCTTCGGCAACGGATCGGGCGCGAGGACTTCCGGCAACGAATTGCCTTCGCCTTCGGGCTTCGCTTTAGATTTTCTTCCCATAATAAAAAATAAAATGGTTGCGGTTTGTCCCGCCGCGTCCGCCAACCGGACGCGGCGGGCGTTAATCAGCTCGCGCTCAACTGCAACGCGCTGGAGCATTTCTGGCCCATGGCGTGGATGTCGAACCGTTCGAGCGCGCGCACGCCGACTTCATCGGTGGCGAAGTAAACGTCGCGGCTGGTCTGCACGTCGAGGTCGCGGCGCACACCGAAATACCACCAGCTCAGATCACCGAAGTAGATCTGATAGGCGTTGAGGGTGGCGCTGGTGGAATACACCGGCATGATGGGCGTCCAGACGATTTCGAAACCGTCCAGGCGGCATTCCTGACCGTTGCGCACATACGGCGTGACCGTGGCGCTAGTGTTGAAGCTGACAAACAACGCCTCCATGGAAGGATGCGCGTAGTATTTGGCAGTCTGCAACACGGCACCGGTGACGAGCGTGCGGATGTTGCGGCAGTTGGCCAGGGTGATCTTGTCGGATGAGCTGTTCGTCGCGGCAAGCTGCAACACGGTGGAGTCGGTCGTGGCCTGCGTGCCCACGCTGGCGATGCTGTTGTAGGTGGACGTGCCGTCCGAGCGGAACAGGCAGTAATCCTCCCAGTAAGCCATCTGGCGGGCGATGTAGCGCGCCACGAACTGGCCGAGGTCGAAGATGCTGTCCTCTTCGATTTCGGACGGGATGCGCACGATGCCGCCGGCTTTGCCGGGCGTGAACGTGATGAATTCGCTCTGCGGCACCTTTTCCGGCACAGATCCGGACACGGCGATGAAGGCGAACTGCGGTTCACCCGTCTTCAGGCGGGGCAGCTTCATGCTGTTGCCGGAGAGCGGATAGATGGTGCAAGCTTTGCGGGCCGTGCCGTAATGATAGACCAGCTCCGCGATCTGTTGGCCGTAGGCCACGGGCAGCGGCACATCGGTGGCGGCCATGGCGGCCTTGACCTCGATGCCCAGGAACTCGGCCGAGCGGGCGAGCAGGGTGTCCGCAATCGCGCCCTTGACCTTGTTATCCTGGATGGCTTTGATGGCGAACATCGAGCCGAGATATTTGGCGCACGGTTCGGAAACGAACGGAATGCCGTTGATGAACTTCACGCCCTGGTTGTCGTTGAGCAGCGATTTCTGGAGCTTCTTGACCTGCCCGGCGAGTTCATCGTTGCGCTTCTGTTCCTCCGCGAGCTTGGTGGGGAACGATTTCAGAACCTCGATGTCGAGGGCTTTCATGCCTTCGAGTGTTTTACCGTGAAGGTTCATGAAGTCCTCGGCGCTTTTGATGGCACCCTCGAATTCCTTCAACTGTTCCGGCGTGAGCACGGTGGTGTAGCAGAAGCCAGGGCGTTTGCTCATGGCGAACTGCGAGAGCTGCCAAAGGCCGACAGTGGCGACGCCGAGCGCAACGGGCGCACCGGCGAGGACGAGGCACGCGGCGAATAGCACGATGGCCACCAGCGCGATCAGATGTTTGAACTTTTTCATATTTTAATCAGTGGTTAATGGACAATTATTTTTGGTTCACTTTGCGAGCGCTCGACGGAGCGTTCGCGCCAATTCCAGCAACCGCACGTCATGGATTCCCGCGCCGGACGTGCCTCCAGGGGCGGCGGGATCTGTTTTGTCGTCGGAAAGTTTTTTGAGCAGGTCCGCCCCGGCGCGGAGATCGGCGCGCTCAATCGCGCCGGACTTGAGGGCGAGGCCTAGAGTGGCGCCGGGATTGGCCGGGACCACCACGAGGGAAATCTCCAGAAGCTCCTGCTTGGTGAAAATGCGCGTGGCCTGATCGTTGCCACCCTTACCATCCTCCCAGTCCAGGGGAATGAAGCCGACGCTCTCGCTCTTGATGAAGCCGGCCTTGGCCATTTTATAGGCGATGTTGCCGAGCGGATTATCCAGGGCGAACTCCACGCGGTTCACCATCCGGCCATCGGCGATGCTCAGATCAATCGTGCGGCCGAGAATCCGCATCACGCTATCGTAATTGTGGCAGTCGGGCACGACCGGGTTGGCGAGATAATTTTTCGTGTCCCAGCCGGCGAGCCGGATCACCTCGCCGTAGCGGTCGAGCGTTTCGTCGGTGGCGACAAAGTCGAGGATTGCGCCGCCGTCCACGGTCTTCACCTCGCAGGTCAAACCGCCGCGCAGGCCAGATGCGCCAGTGCGTAGGGTGACGAGACGCGGGCCAAAATCTTTCTGGAGGTCGGTTAAATTTTTCATAGTTTTTGGAATAGCCGATTGAAATATCCGACAAAGAACCGGGCCACATCCGCCGGTTTATCGGGATTGGTCAGATTGGATTTTATTTTCCAGCCAGCACCTTTAACCGAGACTGAAACAATGATCTCATCGCGTTCCGACGTAATGGCAATGGAGGCATCGGGAAACTTTTCCTGAAGTGCCTGGTTGATTCTGAATTTAAGTTCCTCGTTCATTTTTTCTGAAATTTCATTTCGCCCAGGCCGTGAATGTTGAAGGTCATAGATTTTTCATCCTCAACGGTTTTCTCTGCTGCCAGGTTGACGCACTGGCAATTGATGATGTTGCCAAGGATTTCCCCTTCGCCGGGATATTGCATCGGCTCGGCGTCTTCACCATCCGGTCCGGCGGATTCAATGCCGACGTAAAAGTCATCATCAATTGGAATCGGATTTTTTAGATAATAGGCTTCAGCGGCGGCGTGGCCGTCGCGCACATGCGGGCCATGCGAGGAGAGCCACGCCTTGTATTCAATGCCGGCGTCGCCCATCGCCTGGTGACGGGCCGTATTGTAACCAATGTTCACTTCCGTCATGGCCACGCGCCGGGCTTCGCTGTCGGCCACGGCGTTGAACACGGCCTTGACACGCCCGGCTAACTCCAGATGCGTCTCGCCGGCTTCGATACCTTCCGTGAGCGTCGTGTTGATCTGATTGCGCACCGTCTGGCCGGTGCCCATGATGGGCTGCTTCCGGGCTTCCAAAAATTCCAGCACACCCTTCGGTGGGTATTCCCACGGGTCTTGATAACCCACCTCGGCCAGCAGCTCCTTGCCGGCATTTTGCAGAAGACTCCTTTGCGGAACCTTCAACTCATCCGTCAATGCCTGGCCAAATGCCAGGTGCGAGAAGATGATATCCACCAGTCCACGGGTGACGAATTCCGAATCACCGGTCACGAGGATGTCTTTGCCATCAAGCAACTGATGTCCCGCGCTCTTGATTAATCGGTGTTGGCCATCGGCGTTTTTTACCAGATGCACCTCATCGAGCTTCGCCAGCGCACTCGCCCGGAATTTCAGCAGCACCTTTGAAGTCTTACCCTTGAAGAGGTTCACCTGGGATTTGCGCGCGGTGATGTGTTTCTTCCAAAGATTCTCCACGTCGAGTGAAGGGTGACGTGTGACGAGTGACGAGTCCGGCGCGGCTTTGATGCCCGCGAGTAGTTTTTTTATCCGGGCGAATGGATTGCTCTTCTCGGCGTCCTCTGTGTTCACTGTGGCAGAATCTGCCGGTTCTTCGCTCGGCAACGGCTCGGACGGCTCGCCTGCGATCTGGAGATTGAACGGCAGGTAGCCGTTTTTATACCAGGGCTTGGCCGGCAGACCGAGATCGAGATTGGTGTTGATGTCTTCCACCGGCACACCCATGGCGAACATCTTGGAGCCGGTGTCCCAGCGCGCCCGGCGCGCAGCCTGCATGATGGGCAGCGAATCCATGTCGAACCAGCCGACCAGATTCGGGTCAAACGTCTGCACGACGGCCGCGAGCGCCGCCTCAATCCGATGACATAAACTGCCGATGGTGGATTCGATGAAGCTCGCCTTCTGTGCGTCGAGCGATCCGCCCGCGCCGCCGTCATTCAGATCCTGGGTAAATCCGGCAAGTGTTTCCGGGACTTTGAGAATGGCGAAAATTTCCTGACGTAGAAACTTGCGCGTTTCCAGAAACTGCATGTCCATCATCGAGAGCGATGGCTTCTCCACCTTCGCGCCGCCAAACAGGAACAGTGGCAGGTCCGCTGTGCCGGCCTTGCGCTTGCGCTCGCGCAGGGCGGATTTAATCGCCTCGCGTTGATCATCCGCGAGAATCTGGTCCGTGGTCACGATCACGCCGGTGTCGGCATTGTTCAGCCAGAGACCCTTCTGGAATTGTTCCCCGGCAAAATCCGTCTGCACCGGGTCCATCGCCACCGTGAGCGGACTCATGCCACGCCAATAGAGATACGGATTGGGCAGCTTGGAGTGGATGACTTCCGTGGGCAGCACAAACTCGGATGGGATCGGCGACATCAGCATGGAGCCGGTGTAGCGCCAGCCGGTGAGTTCAAACCCCTGGACAATGTGCCAGAACATGTCCGGGTTGAGCGTGAGCAGCCGTTTGACCTTGGGCGCGCGGCCGGACAAATCTACCGGCTGATCCGCAGTGTCCATCGGCAGGCAGAAAAACTCCCCGCGCAGCGACAGCCAGGTGACGAGCATCTCGAAAAACATCTGGCCGTCCATGGTCGGATGCGGCTGACGGAACAGATCCACCACGTCGCCGCTGGTGATGATGTCTTCATTCAGGGCTTTCCGGCCGAAGGCCAAATGCCTGGGGTCGCTTGACCCCCGCAGCGACCGCACGCGCTGGTCGTTGCCGCCGGACACCCGTGAAATGCGGAACGGAATCTGCGCCACGGATTGCGCGAGGATGGACACCGCGCAATAGACCCACGCGCTCTGGGCGTAGGGCGTGTAGAGCAGCGCGCCCCGGCCCGAGCCGTCGATGTCCGTGCCATTCAGGAAAGCCTGGCTGGAGGGCGAAAGGGACTTTGCGCCGAAGGAAAACTCCTTGTTTCCGATTTTAAGAGAGAATTTCACAGTTCACCCCCATTTTTTAACGGGGTGTTAACGGGGCTAGAATGCCAAATGGCGCGCCAGAGACCCCAACGGCTACGGACAGACGCCAAAAACGCCCTGCGGGCATACTGAAGGCCGGAAAAATGGGTTGGGGAGGTGTTCATTTGGTTCATCCGAGCATGGCAATGATTCCGGTTGATTTCTTCCCGGCATGCAAAGCCAGCGCCTTGGCCCAGAACCGGTCGCAATGGGAGTCGGAAGATTCGCCAACGAACCGGATATTGCCGCTGGCGGTGGTTTCCTTTTTGATGCCGCGCAGATCGGCGCGCAGGCCATCGTCCTTTTTGTAACGGAGCGTCCGGTCCTCATGCGCGGCCCGCAGCGGGAATGCCAGGTCTTCCTTCACAGTTCCGCTGAAACGGATGTTTTCGACCTTGGAGCCAAAACGGCCGACCGCCCGCTCGCCCAGTTGCATTCCCAGACCGGTGGCGTCAATGCAACCCCGGCGCATGGCCGGTAGTCTCATCAGACGATCAAATTCAAATTCCTGCTCGGCGAAAGTTTTGCCGCGCAACTCCAGCCGCAGCCGTTCCCAGAATACGTCCCCGACTTTTTCCTCCACATCGATCACCGATAGGTGAGTCGTGCGCGCCACGTCGTAGCCGAGGTAAAGCGGATTGGTGCACTTTTCCAGATAGGCAAAATCCTTCAGCGCGGAGTCATCCTCGCAGCCGGTGATCATCTCGTAGGTGATGAAGGCCGTGGATTCATCCGCCGGGATGCAGCAGAATTCCTGAAGCCATTGTTCCTCATCCACGCATTCCTTGCGCTGCCGGGCCAGCCACTCTTCACGCGTTTCGTGACCGCCGGTCGCTGCGTTGATTTTTTCAACGATGCCGTCTTCCACCGCGCGCTGGATCGGAATGGTGTGCAGGCTCCAGCCCATCGGGTTGCCGCGTTCCTTGATGTCGACGATGAACTGATTGAACTGCGTCTGCGCGCCGCGATGCGTGCTGATGACGATGAACTTGCCGCCCCACTGCGTCACCTGTTTGGCGATGGCATAGAAATCGCGCTGATCCTTGTGAATGGCCGCTTCGTCCCAGATCACATGACCGCTCTTGCCGACAATCGCATCCGGATTGGAAGATAGGCAGTAGATGCAAAGACCGTTGGCAAACTTCAGCACCTGCACCTGGACGGCTTTGCCGCCATCGGTAAGCAGCACTTGCTCGCCCATGTCCTCCGCAGCAAATTGCAAAACGCGCGCCCACCGTTTGCAATAGAGCAAAAACTGTTTCGCCTGGATCGCATCGCGGCTGACCACCCAAACGTCGAGCCGGGCATCTTTCGGCGCAGCCAGACGGACCGCCTTATAACTCGCTGCGTAGCTCAAACCGATCTGCCGGCCCTTCTCGACGATGATCATGCGCGAATCGTCGCGGATGAAATCCGCCTGGTATGGCATGAAGAAGGTGCCAACTGCACGGGACAATTGTTTATTGGTGGGCTTGGTCACAGCAGCTTTAATTCCTGTTCGATCCGCGTGAGAGTTTCCGGCGTGATGCCGCCCTTTGACTTCTTGGCATCCGTGAGTGCCTGCTGTGCGCGGTCGTAGGCTTGCGCCTTCTTTTCCAGCAGGACGATCCGGCGATCCTCCTGTTTCAATTTGTCCTTGCGCAGGCCGATCTTCACTTCCTCCTGCCGGGCCTTCGTGCGCGAGCCTTCCGCCATCAGCAATACGTTCGCCGCCGAGATCGCAAAGCTGCCCACCTGATTCTCCGCCTGTTGGCGCAACGCCTCCTCGGCCACCACCCGCACCACGGCATTGGTCAATTGCGGGTCCAGACCCAACTGACCGCAACGATCCTTCGTGGCCGCGCTGATCAAGTCCTGGCGTTGCAGGGACCGCAGTGTCACCACTTCGCGCAATGCCTGGGAGATTTCCGACAGCAACGACGGAACCGGCTGTTCGCCATCCGTCTTGCCACCGCGCCGTGCCGGACACAACTTGGCCTGATCCGACAGATTGCCAGGCGCAGACAAGGCCGAGCGCAATTGCTCCAACTCCTCGGCGGAAAGATTTTGCAGATAATGTTCGCCGCGAAGTTTCTTGCCGCCGGTCAGCACGGCCACCACTTCGCGCCAGAAGGAATCTTCCTCCCACGCCGCTGGTTTGGTTGGTGATGTTTTCATTCACGTGATTTTGATTAACCGCTGCGCGGCGAGCGTGCCCTTGGGCGTGAGGCCGAAAAGAATCTGGTCAAACTCATCCCTGGCGGTGGAAGCAAGGTTGCTGTCCAACAGTTGAGACAGGTAGTTATCCAACTCGCCCTCGGTGAAAGCCACACTGAACGCCGAGCGGATGGCGAGCTTCAGCTCTGTGGCCGTGGCCGGCTCGCCGTTCTTTTGCAGCAGCCGGCGCAGCACAAATTTCTTGATGTCCTGGTCGATCATGGTTTTGCGACAAATGGTTTTGCGATAAAAGAAATTTCCGGGAGCCGGGACACCTGATCCGGACTCGGGTCAATGACAAATCCGTATGCAATCTTGGGATGGCACGTGCAGATAAATTGACGAATGGCTGATTCAACCTCGGCCGGCTGCAACCCGATTTCCACCCGACCATCGTCTAGTTTTGTGATGATCATATTTTTCCCATGTTGCGAAGCGTGGCGATGATGCGGTCGAAAATGCCGTCCACTTTCTCATCAATGGCCTTGCGATCTTCTTCGATATGGGCATGAATTCTTGAGGCCCGACCCTCATTGGCTAGATTGAGTTCGTTCCGAAACGCCTCCAGTTTTGGCAGAAATTCTTCCCGCGCCTTTTCCAGCGCTTGAATCCGGCGCTCATGATCATTGAACCGGTGTTCAGAAAGATCGTGGTTAAACCGTTTGGGCTGTTTTCTTATTTCCACGGCTGGATCGTCGTCGATCTTCACACGCTGTTTCTCCGGCTTGCGGAACGCGGCATAAAGCGCAGCCGCAATCAACGCGATACCAACCAACATGATCGTCACCCATTTGAAGGTTGTTTCTGGCACACTGGGAAAGTCGGTGGCTTGGGCTAAAATCATATGTTTTATTTCGGGGTGATAATCAGTTCTCCAAAAGTGGCTTTGCCGTGCGTGCGCCGGTTTACCGCCTGGTTGCGCGTCACCACCGGCTTGAGCCGGCAGCCCTTGAACAGGTCGCGGATGTATTCGCTGTCGTTCTTGCCACCCTGCCAGCGGAGAATTGGTTTGGTGCGTTGCTCGTTCATTTTGAAAGGGGTAAAAGTTCGGAAACTGGATGCGCATCCAGGTAAGCCAGGATCGCCCGGCCAAACGTGATCAGGAACACGGCCGCGAACTGCTGCGCGTTCAACGCCGGGATGGAATCAATGGCCGCGTGCGCGCCGGCCACGCCGAAGAACGCCACCGTGGAATGGATCGCCGCATCGAACGCACTCGCATTCATCGCCAGCCAATAGCGCAAAATGGATGGTGGGATTTTAAACATGGATGAAATGGGTCATCGTGTTTTTGAAATGTTCCGGCTGCCAGCAGGTTGAATGGCCGTAGTTTTTCCACCACAACTCACCAACGCGATTTGACACTCGGTCATAAACATTCTGCGCGCCATGCAGCCCCAGCGTGCCGTAACCGAGCAGCCGGGCCGGCAGCGAATGCGCCAGCGTCAGCGCCCAATCTTTCGCCGCGCAATATACAAACACCTTGCCGACCTTGTCGTCAGCCAGCGCGTTGTTCAGACCGTTGATCCAGAAATCCGCCTCGCACGCGCCGCACACCAGGTGAAGCGCCTCCACCCGTGGCCAGTCCGCCCGGCGCAATCCATCCAGGATCACATCGCAGCCGTTGCTGTGGCCAACGCAGATGATCTTCCAGCCGGCCTTCGTGTATTCATGGAGCGACCGCGCAAAATGTTTCGCGCGCTCATCCTCACGGAACGGCCGCGTGAGCGGGGTGCAGAAATATTCGAATGCCTCAGCCTTGTGCGGCGTCTGGAGATGCGTGCGGGTCACGGCGCGCTTATTCCAATTCGTGAAGTTGCCCGGCCAGGTGGCGATGCCGTTCACGAATAGATAGATGGTAGCGGCGTTCATGCCAGTAATTTTCCATTCTCGCGATTCAAGGAGGCGAGTCGCCCGCGCAATTCCTGCGCCTCGGCCTGCTCCCGCTTGGTTGGCTTCCGGTTGCCCACGCGGCGGATCAGGGCGCGCACGCGGCGGGTGAGGAAATCAATCGTCAGCGTAAAATCAGTTCCCGGTTCCGCTGTATCAACCTGCGGATTGAGGTGCTTCAGGCCTGGTACTTCGCAGCCGCCGGGAGCGGCACTCTCGTTTTTATGAATTGGCTTTTGCACTTTAAATCAAGGTGCCGGAGTGAAATCCACGTAGAAGGTCTGGCCTTCCTTGAATTTCCCCAGGAGCGCCGGATTCTGAATGGTGATGTCCAGTGAAGCTGAAGGTGTGGCCGTGGCGTAATCATTGTCCTCATAGCCGCCACCCTCTTTCGGCTTTCCACAAACGGCATGAAACTTTAATTGCTCCGCGCCCTCATAGGGCTTCGTCACGGACTGAATGGTCATTTTTGCTCGCATCATAATTTTTATATCTGGTTGGCTGGTGACGCTCCTCACTTCGGAACGACCGGCTGGGTGGTGATGGCGCTGTTGGTTACGCCTGGCTGCAGCGTCTGGTAACTGCCGCTGGCGATGTGTTCGCCAATGCCCAGTTGCAATGCGCCGCTCTGCGCAAAGTCAAACGTGTTGGCGAAGTTCGGCGAGGAGATCGGGCCGTTCGTTGCCGTCGGCATGATGACCACGGCGGAGGAGAAGAAACCGAACTTCACTTCCGGCGTTTGCGTGGAGGGCGACTGCGATACCTCGAAGCCGAGGCCGCGTTCCGTGACGCTAACGATCTTGCCCTGGGGCGTGTTGATGACGGAGGTACAGCCCTGGGTAAAAGACCCCATGGCGAGAATTCCGGCGAGGAGTGATACTTTGAGGAGTGTGCTTGTTTTTTTCATATAATTTAACTGATGGATGCAGGTTGGTTTATTGCGGTGAATATCCCACGGAGGCGCGCCGCATAAAAACGCACCTTCCCACCGGCGAACGCCAGCGACATAAGGCACTGGAAAGACCGGCGGAGTTTGCCGTGGAAATTTAAAACCCACGCAGTGGGCGGGAAGCAAGCGCGCGACCGCTCACCGGAGGATTGCCCAAAGCGTGGGAGAGTTTTGATTTGAAAGGATGTCGCGCTGTTCACGGACGCGACTATGCGCGAATCAGGATTACGCTAAAACGCGACCGTCTTGGTTTCGCTGTTTTTCTGGAATTCGGACGGGAAGAAAAAAGGAGCGGCAAAAGCCGGGCCGAGGTTCGGCCGGTCGCGCGCTCCGGGAAGCCATCAAATCACAAACCGCGATGGCGCGTCGAGAAAATTATTTCTTGAATACGAGCACAAAGAGAATCGCCGCCAATAATCCAGCAATCAGCAAATACAGGTCCAGCCAGATGGGCATGAAGAAGATCGCAAATGCTACCACCAAGATTACCACTCCGATCAAGACTAGCGGCGATTCATTTTGGGCAAACGCTCGCGGCTCAATTTTGACGGGAATGTAACCGGTCCCACAGCTAGTGCATTTGAGACCACGTCGGACCTGGTGCGGTGTGCCGGAATTTACGGTCCCACAGTTCGGACAGGCAAATGATGAGGAATGGCAGGAAGAATTCATTGGACGGCGATGTAGATGCACTTGCAAAATTTCTTATCACAATCCGGCAATGGCAATGGTGTGGCAAATTCATTTTCGATCTTCTGATCTTTGATTGCCATGCAAGCCTCGCAATCTTCGCCGGGATTATTGCAGCCCATTACCGAAACAAATTTAATTCCAGCAGCACGCATTTCGTCCAGCCTCCGGGTGGAATGCTGGCGAACCTCCTCGCGACTCATGCCTTTATATTTGCTCATGATTTAATTTTTTTAGTTATACCCATGGACAGCCATTGTCCCACCCTCCCGAACAAAATGGTTGCATGAAAGATGAAAAGAAATATTGCCCGGTCACGTTGGAACCAGAACTCGAGGAGATCGCCGCGCTCTGGCCGGCGGCAAAACGATTTGAGATGGCCGAGAAATTCCGGCGCTGGGCGCGGCAATTAAAAGTGAGCGGACGGATCATGGTGAAGAATGAGTCTTGTCGTATCTGTCCCCCGCGCGCTTTGCGATTTGTTGCGCCTCGGAAAGCGGCTTTGAACTGACTTCCAGGAGTTTTCGAATACCGTTCTGAAGATCGTTTAATTTCTTTTCCGCGACATTCGCGCGGCGACGCCATACTTCCTCCTCGCCCGCCAATCGGCTTGAACCTTTATTACTCTCTGAAGGCTCATGATTTTCTCCCGCAAGGATTATTCGAAAAAGTCGCAGTGTCTGCTTTGTTGGTTTGTCGATATCATTGACATATCGACTTACCGAAGCGGTCGTGAGGTCTAGGTTCCGCGCCGCTTCTGATTGATTCCAACCGGATCGTTGAAGCAACTCCTTAAATTCGACGTTCGCCCCATCCATAAAAAAAAACTGCGTTACTTAACTTTTATTGTTGACGCGCTGCGTAACGCAGTGTTACGTTACTTACAAGTTTATGACACTGGTTCCGAAAATAAACAAGAACAATTTACGCCAACTTTCATGGAAGCGCGGTTTCCATGGCGTTTCCGGCGTGGCCATCGCCATCGGTAGAAGCCGCGTCACGGTGCATCGTGCCGTTAAAAACCCCGAACGCTACGGGCCGACGATGGAAAAGCTCAAGCGCGTCCTCCTATGAAAATTTTCAATCCCACAGCCCAACAGGTCACAGCCTTCGCACGGCGCGTCATCGCTTCGCTTCCTGACAGCCTTACAGAACAAAAATCTGAATTGATGGTGCTGGCGAAGTTGCTGCCTCATCACACCGACGCGCGGAAGGTTGTTTTAGAAATGCTGGCGGCTTTAAACCACCGCGAGCAGGCGCAGGCTGAATTTTGCTTCCCGACCGCACCACAGATCAAACCCCACAACGGAGACGGACGATGAGCGCGCAATTCATTCTCGAATATGGCGGGATGCCGGTGCGCTTCGATAGCGCCCGTCATCAGCTCACCGCCGAGACCGAGGCCAGCAAGTTCATCGCTGAGGCGGATGCCTGGTATGCCGCCTACCAAAGTGATCTCAATCCCTCGAATTGTCGCGTGGTGAATCTCTACGAACGGAACGTCGTTTCAAAATGAGCATGACCGAAACAGGATTGCTGCCGCGCCTGGTGTTGCCGCCGAGCATCCAGACGCAGCTCGGCCTGCGCGATCCAAGGTTCCGGCCGGTGAGCGACGTGAAGACCGTGCTGCGCGATCTGGGCGAGTTTGACATGGACGCCGAGCAGGTGCGCCAGCTCGTAGAGCAGCGCGTGCTGATCGGCTTCAACATCGCGGTGGACGACCTTGGCAAATGTGAGTTGCGCGTGCTCACCAAGAGCATTGAGTTTTTTCGCGCGACCGGCGGCAGGAAATATCACGAGCTGGAATGGCCGCAAATCTTCCGGCTCGTGGTGCCGCACAAGAAACCCATGGTGACCGGACTGGAAATCCGGCGGGCGCTCCTCTGCGACCGTGGCCATGTGGAGAACCTGATCCTGGCCGGCTGCCTGAAGCCGCTCAAGAAATCGCAACCAGGTCCCGGCGGATCATGGGTCGTGACGACCACCAGTTATGAGGAATTTTTGAAAGGCCGGATGCTATGAGCCGCGAACACACCATCGAACTCCGGAAACTCCACCAGCGCGACACGGAACTCTGCCAGCAGATCGTCGAAGCCCAGCAGTGGCACGATGCCAGCGGCAAACACCTGGCCAAACTCATGCGCATTCATGACGGCTGCAAAAAAGCCATAGCCGATCTCACCCTAGTAAAACTCAACGCCAAATCATGAGCACCCAACTCAAATCCGAACTCATCACGCGCAAGACGCCGGTCGGTGGTTTCACCGGAGTGGGCGCGCAGGTTGAGAACGGCGAGGACCGCATCTTCATCGTAGCCGAGAACGGCGAAGTGCTGCTCGCGCAACTTGAGCAGTTAATGCCCGGCGTGGCCAATCCTGAAACTTTCGTCCCCGTAACCATCATCCAAGCCAAATGAAAAAATTATCCGCCATCTCGTTAGCCCATATCAAAGCTGCACAAAAGGCGCGCTGGGCAAAGATCAAAGCGAAAAACACAGCGAAACTTGAAGTCTTACCCCCCGTCAAAAGCGCATTTAATGCGCTTTTGAAAACCGGAAATGATGCTGCCACCGCCAAGCAGTTGAACAAACTTTTCGCCGAGGCCCAGAATGGAATGCGCCGTGTTGTGTCGCTCGGTTTGTTCGCATGGGAAGTGAAGGAGACGCAGTTGAAGCATGGGGAATTTGGAGCTTGGCTCGCCCAACATTGCCCTAAGCTCGCGACAGTGACAGATGATGGCCGGCCGCGTCCATCACGCGCACTGCAAGGCTACATGGAACTCACAAAGAGCGTGCTGGAAAGTTGCGGGGTTCCGACCATTGAGAAGTATTTGGAGACCGTCGCCAAATTCGCAAACGATGCGAATTTGAAACCGGGTCAATTCCTCCTGCTGCCGGAAAAGAAGGTGCCGGAAACCCTCACCGAGATGCGAGAAAAAATTTGCTCCCTGGTGGATGGCAAGACTCAGCGCTCACTCTTCATGGAGTTCAAGCAGTGTGATGAAGATGATCCAACCAAGCGGAAGTTAGGCCGAATCAAAGGCCAGGGCGGTGCCACGGCTGAACAGCGCGCCACTGCGCAGCAATTGGAGGCAGAGGAGCGCATCAACGAGCGAAAGCTGAAGGCGGAGGAGATCGCAAACTGGCTGATTGAGATGAGCGACGACAAAGGGCTCGGTGAAATCTTCGGCACACCGGAACTGGCTGCGCTCGACAAGGCCATGGAAACCGCTCGCGGCTACATCAAGCACAACGGAGGTGGGAAGTGAGCCTTGCCTGTTCAATTCTAAAATCTGCGGCGATTCAGCTTGCCTTGAGCACGAAAAGCCTGCGGGGCAAGAAGTCTCATCATGATTGGTTGTGCGGCGCACACATTGGCAGCCGCGACGCTGCACTATCGATCCTGCAAACCCATTTAAACGATTGTTCCAATAGCGTCCGCAAAGAGATCGGAGAAACAATCCGTAAGCACTTGAACATCGGAGGTGGCAAGTGAGTAAAACGATTTCGGCGTGGGAACCTGTGGCCGACCGGCCCTATCAGGTGGCATTGAGTGCCGCTGAAGTTTATGCGCTGGTAAATCATCACATCTCACAGACGAAGCGCTGCACAAAGTTTATTGGCAATAAACTGCTCAAGGTTTCCGAACATTCCGTTTCGCTAAGCCCGCGCGAATCCAAAGCCTACATCAAAGAGGGTCGCAAAATTGTAGAGGCTCACATCGCCCGCGCGAAAGGTCTCCAATCGTTTTTGAAATCATGATCTCCAATCCCGAAAATTTTCAACCAGCGGACACGACACAGCCGGGACAACTGATGCCGGGCACCTGCGCTGGACCGCAATCAAATGCGTTAGTTCCGCTGGTTGTTTCCTCCTCATTGCCGGTTCCACAAGGAACAAATGGCGGCACGCTCGCGCCGGTGGTTTGCGTGAAGACCTATCTGGCGCATCGCGCGCCGGTGCCGCGTTGGGAAATGGAGCCGCGCCTCTTCAGCCGGCTGCCGTTCGATCTGCGCGCCCAGGTGAAGCGCTTGCAAGCCGCCGTGCTGTTTGTCCGCAATTTAACGGCTGGTAAATCGGCCGTTAAAGTCCAGCCGGCCTGCGAGAAGGCATTAACGATTTATTCCGAGTTCCGGCCGCTGAATACGTTCCGTGGTAAATATGATCAATGGGTCGCGCAGCAGGACTGGCTGGTGCTGGTGAACCGCGCCAAGGCCGGCGCAGTCTGGCAGGCCAAGCAGCGCGGCTTGAGCGACACCTTCCTGGATTACGTCGCCGCGCGCATGGGCGACTTTAAACGTGGCGACGCCGCCGAGCAGGCCATCCTCTCCATCCACCGCCAATGGGCTACCGGGCGCACGCACAAGGGTATTGCCGAGCCGGTGGCTGGCTACGAGGAGAATTGGGAGCAACGCACCCGCGCCTTACTTCCGGAGGGATGGCACCCCACCAACATCCGACCCCAACTAAAAAAGCGCGCGAAATTTTCCAAGGCCGTCAAGGCGCTGTTGCACGAGGGCATTCATGCGGCGAAGGAATTCATGCCGCAGGTCCACGGCACGCGCAGCGAACTGCGCTTCATGGAGCTGATCCAGTTCGACGACGTGCGGTGCGACTTCCGCGTGATGGATACCGAGAGCGGCCAGGTGAACGATCTGTGGCTGCTCATCGCGCGCGACGTGGCCACCACGATGCTGCTCGGCTTTGGTCTGCGGCCGGCGCGGGCGCGCGATGACGGCAGCCAGGAACATCTGATGCTTCAGGATATGAAGCAACTCACCGGCTGGCTCCTGGAGACCTATGGCCTGCCACCATATCAGATGACGTGGAAGATCGAACGCGGCACAGCCACGCTCGCCCAAGGCACCGCCGATGCGCTCACCGAGATGATCGGGCCGGATCGCATCCGCGTTTCTTATTCGAGCATGATCAACGGCCAGTCGCCCTTGAGCTACGCGGAGAAGGCGGTGGGCAACTCGAAGGCCAAGGCGATGCTGGAAAGTCTCAACCGGCTTCAGCACATGCTCACCTCGCATTTCCCAGGGCAGATAGGTCTGAATTATTCCAAGCGTCCCACCGAGCTGCTCGCCCGCGAAAGTGAAGCTGTGGAAATCTGGAAGTCGCACCGCGCCGAGAACCGCGCCGATTTGCACTATCCGTTCTACACCATTCCCCAGGCGCGCGAAGGTCTCTTTGAAATCTTCGGTCTCCAGAATCGCCGCACGGAACATGACTGCGAAGGGTTCCAGAAAATTGCCGAGTGGTTCGACGGCAATACATGGCAACCCGCTCAGACCGCACCGGCGGACATGACAGGAATTAAAACCCGCGTCCGCATGGAATCGCCCATTGAACGGGCAGCCTGGTTGATGGCGCAGTCGCCGGATGGCTGGACCCGCGTGTCGCCGGAAATCATCACGGCGTTTTACGAGCACACCCAGCGCCGCCGGCCGGTGGAGAACAACGGCGAGATTCAATTGATGCATGAGGGCAAGACGCTCCGCTTCGCGCCGCCTTCACCGGATTTCGCCCTGGCACCAGAAACCAAGGTCCTTTGCTACTTCAATCCGGATGATCCGCGCTTCCTCACTTTGACTGATGGTCGCGGCTGCGTTCTCGGCACCTGGCTGCGCACCGGGCTGGTCCGGCACGGCGACCACGATGCCCTTGCCGCTGCGATCCGGTACTCGACCAGCGCATTGAACGTGGCCAAGACACGCGCTGTTGAGTTGTCTGCCGGCACCAGGGAAGAACTGGACGCCATGCGCGCCCACAACTCCGGATTCGTAACCGTCTATGACGGCGAATCCTCAATCCGCGAGCCGCGATCTGCAGTTCAGTCAGCCGTGGCAAACGCCGTGCGCGCCGTGGTCGGCGAGAAACAAATCACCAAACAAAAAGCGCGTGACCGCGCCGAGGATGAACGAATCGCGAGAGAGGCGTTGGAACTATGAACCCAGACCAAAACTTTCAGCAGGCCATCCACGCGGAGATCGTCTGGAAAACGCCCGAGGTCCAGAAGTTCGCCGTGGCGCTCATCAAGCATGCGCTCGATTTGAATGGCCAGAATTTCACCACGGACATTGTGCCGGATTCAGAACGCGGCACCGGCACGGGCATCGCCGGAACGGTCGTGGAGATATTGAAGAATGCGAACCTGATCAAGTCGGTGGGCGTCACGCAGGGCGGCGTCTTCTATCAGCACCGGATGAAGTCCACGCGCGAAGGCCGCAACTCCGCCTGGCTGAATGTCTACACCATCACCAGCACGGCGCTCGCCCAGGAATTTTTGAAGCGGAACGGGAAGATGATTTTGCAGGCGGAATTATCGCTTGCGTAAACAACAAAAAAAACCGGAGAGGAAAAAATGGAAAACGCGACACACACACAGGCCGATGCTCGGCTTAAACTCAACGAGGCCTTGCGCCAGCGCCTGCTCGATCAGCGAGCGGGACCGGGCAAGGACAACTTCAGCAACAACAAAATGGCGAAGAAGCTCGGCGTCAATTCGAGCTACGTGAGCCAGTATTGCACCGGCAAGGAATTCAGCGGCGACATCGCCGTGTTCGAGCGCAAGCTGGAGGATTTCTTCCGCAATGAAGCACGCCGCCGTTTGAGCGGCGTGGAGACCATCAGCACGGATGAGACCAAGTCCATTGCCTCGGCCCTGGAGACTTTGCGTAAGCTGAACGAGATCGGCTGCATCGTGCTGGCCAGCGGCGGTGGCAAGACGCGTGGCGAGGAGCTATACCTGAAGGAAAATCCAACCGCCATCCACTTCCAGGTGCGCGCCTGGAACAACGATAAAAATTCCATTGAAGGCGCGCTGTTCAAGTCGGTCGGCCAGGCGGGCTGGGATGGCCAGACCAAGCGGGCCGACTTCCTCGTGACCAAACTCACCGGCTCAGACCGGCTGCTCATCATCGGCGACGCGCACAAGCTCACCAAGGCCGCATTGCAATGGGTGGTGGACTTCTGGGAAGCGACGCTCATCCCGATTGCCCTGGTGGGCACGCACGCGCTGCATGACCTACTCATGAGCGACACGCAGCGTTTCAGCCGAATCCAGCTCTGGAACGAGATCAAGCCGGCGAACGAGCTGATCCTGATAACGCACCTAGCTAAATCCCTGATGCCGGAATTGAATGGCGAACTCGGTGATGTATGCGACCTGGGTGAACAGATCGTCAGCCACGAGGGCTGTTACCGTGCTGTTTACAAGCAGTTCAAGCTCGCGGAGGAAATCCGCAGTGGAGCTAAAAAAGCCATCACCGCTGTCCAGGCCGTCCGCTCCGCGCACACCAAGCTGCTGCGCGACTGGGCGCTCAACTAATGTCCGGGACGCGTTTCACCGCGTCCCAGATTAACCACCGATTAACGCGACTTAATTATGGGTAAAAAAACAAAATCTGCGCCGCTACTTTTGGCCGCGCCTGCCAACTATTACTACTACGTCACCTATTCGTTTCCTACCGGAGTAGGCTGCATTGCGGTGAATCTGAAATTTCCCATTAACAATTGGGATCGAATTCAGATCGTCGTCGAGATGATCCGCAAGGATAAATCCGTAAAGGGCAAACCGATTCTCACCAACTGGATTCTGCTATGAGCAAAACCTTCAAGGACCACCACCATCGCAAAGGTGTTTCCCTTCTGGACGCCCGCGAGCAGTTATCATCCACGCATCTGTTTTGCGTGGGCTACGCCTGGCAGGATAAAAACTTCGGCGAACTCACCGGCCACACCGTCATGGACGCCTGCGATGAGGACACCGCCTTGCGCCGCTTCCTCAACCAGAATCGGCATATTAACCGCGCCTGGATATGCGGGAAAGAGGAGGCGGCATGAGCGTCAACATTTTCAACTCACCCTTGATGATGAATGTCATTGAGCGCGTCGCCCAGGAAAGGCACCGGCAGAACACACTGTTTGCGGAAGGCAATATTTCCTTCACCTGCGCCAGCCGCATTGCCGATCCGAACCGCAAGCTGCGCGTGCTCGTGGAGGAAGTCGGTGAAGTGGCCGAGGCGATTGACATCCTGGAACTCACGAAGGCTGGCCGGAAAGCGGCGATTAAGCATCTGCGCGATGAACTGACTCAGGTCGCGGCCGTGGCCGTGGCCTGGCTCGAATCTATGGAGGACAAATAATCATGATCACCGTCACCAAACATCTGCCGTCAATTGGAGAATTATGGCGCGGAAATAATGCCGGAGAACCCGCCACTGAAATTGTTTCCGTCGATGCCATTAGCGTGAGACACAAGATCGATGGAAAGGTGGTCAGGCGTAGCAAAAACGGTTTTTTAAAAAATTACAGCCGCATCTCAGTAGGCGGCGAGGTCAGCGGCATCGTCAACCTTGAAAAAAACGTCCAGGCAACGACGCATTCACCCATCGTCTTGGCTCTGATTTTGTTTGCGGGCGCTTTCTTCATCGGCACCGGTCTCGGTGCCGTCATCACCATGTTCTTATTAAAACATTAACCAAAAAAACCATCAAAAAAATATGATTAGTTCAACCGAAAATCTGGCAGGCGTTCTGGCATTCAACCGCGCGCGCGCCATCACCGAAATGGAACCGCTCTGTGCAGCCTATGATGCACAGTGCATAAAGCTTGAGGAAATGATCGGCGACCTTGAATCCGATCTGGAAGCCGTCAAACAAAAACACCTTCGCGGCCTTAAAAAGCAGGCCGGTGTCGTGGCCGCGTGCGAGGCGGAACTTTACGGCGCTGTCGAAGGATCGCCCCGGCTGTTCGATAAACCGCGCACCATGATCCTGCATGGCACCAAGATCGGATTCGCCAACAGCGTCGGCAGCGTGGTCATTGACGACGATGCCCAGACCGTGAAGCTCGCCGAGAAACATTTCCCCGACCGGTTTGACGAACTGGTGAAGACGGAATGCACGCCGCGCAAGGATGCGCTGCGCACGCTCTCGGAAAAAGACCTGGCTAAACTCGGCTGCCGGATCGAAGGCTGCGGTCCGGTGGTCATCGTCAAGCGCGTTGCCGGCGACGTGGAGAAACTGATCAACAAACTCATCGAGAAGCTCGTCGGCGCGATGGTCAAGGAGGACGACAAGTGAAACTCGAAATCAAATGCCGATACACGGACAGCGTGCTCTTTGAGCATGATGCCAAAGACAACTCGATTAAAATCGCGGTCACTGCCGCCGTTGAAAAGAAGGTCTCCCTCAGTGGCGCATACCTCAGTGGCGCAGACCTCAGTGGCGCAGACCTCAGTGGCGCAGACCTCAGTGGCGCATACCTCCGTGGCGCATACCTCAGTGGCGCATACCTCCGTGGCGCATACCTCCGTGGCGCATACCTCCGTGGCGCAGACCTCAGTGGCGCATACCTCAGTGGCGCATACCTCAGTGGCGCATACCTCAGTGGCGCATACCTCAGTGGCGCTAAATTGGCCGATGGCTTGGAAGTGGATGATTCACCGCGTCCATTTTTTTACATCGGCATGATTGGCAGTGAATCCGGCGAGCTGCTCGCGTTCTCCACCAACAAGGGGATTTATCTCAAGCGTGGTTGTTTCTTAGGCACCGTCGCCGAGTTCGAGGCCGCATTGGAAAAGAAACACGATGGCAACGAGCATGGCAAGGAATACGCCGCCGCCCTGGTGCTGATCAAACTTCATTTCAAGCTCTGGAAAAAATGAAGCGCCACCGTCAACTGGAGTTCCTGGTATTCAAGCTGGGCGGCGTGGCCGGAGCGGTCCGCCGGCTCATCTATAAATGGAAGGGATTGTTTTCCTCCAGCCTGATCCGCGAGGCGCTGGCCCGGAAATATCCCATGCTCGAACCCGCTCAACATCAGATTCAGGACACATTCGAATGGATGGAAAAGCGCAACCGCATTCAATGCGTCCTCTGCAATGCCTGGGAAAAGCTCTACAAGCTCGCGCCCTATCAATTGAAATTCTCATTCGCATGATGACGATTTACAAATATCTATTGAAGCCGCAATCGGTTCAGACGGTGGAGATGCCAAAAGGTGCGCAGATTTTAACTGCGCAGTTTCAAAACAAAACAATCTGTCTCTGGGCGCTCTTAAACCTTGAGGGTTTTGCAACCAAGCGCACGATTGAAATCTGTGGCACAGGCCTGCCGTTGGATTTCCATCCCCGCGTCTTCATCAGCACAGTTCAGGACCCAGTCAACGGTCTTGTCTGGCACATATTTGAACGCCCATGATTCCCCGGAGCGACATCACCGATCTGGATCGCGCGAAGTTCCTCGAAAAACTTTGGGAGGCTTCTCGGTCTCATGATGGAATTCTGCTGTTTGGCTGGGCTGCGGATTTTGTCGCCAGCTATAAAAAAGCCTATCGTAATTGGCAATGGTTTACCGATGGCCGGCGCGTGGCCACCGATGAGCTGCGCATCAAGTTTGGTAACGAGCCAGAGATCGCCATGCCATTTCCCCTGGCTAATTCATCACCAGCAGATCACCCGGCAGCCGATCCTGGCTGTTGCATGTTTCTCATCCGCGACGAAGGCCGGCAGCAGCCTTGCAACGCACCGGCCGTCTGCCAGCGGAAGAGTGGATTCCTGTATTGCGAAATGCACCGTGACGCCGTCCAGGCCGATCTGAAGCGCCGCACCGGCAAGGTGCTGGCCCTTTATCCGTTCACACCAATATGAATCTCTCAACCTCACAGGTTCAACGGTTCTGGCGCGAATGGCCAAAGAGCTGCAAGGTGATGGGCTGGACCAAGGCCAACGGTATGAGCGCCGCCGAGATCGACGCCAAGCGGAAAGAATTTTTATTGCGGTGTGGGTTTGATTCTCTCACCAAGGTCGACCGCGTGGATGGCTTCACAAAAGTGCTGAAGGAATTACTGGTTCTCCAGGGAACGGATTTGAATGCGGCAATTGAATCGGAGGATTTAACCATCAACAAGGCGCGCACGATCCGGAATTTTATCGTGTCTGATTTGGTTCCCTGTCTGGAGCTTTATATCGCCGACGTTCGGTCCTACCTGACGAGCATCATGGAGGACAAAAACCGCTGGTGGAAAATCGACCGTCCAGCCTGCGATATCACCCTCATGGATTTGGACGCGAAACCGGTCCATCGCTTCGATGTGAAGACCAAATCGATGAAGGATTTTCCGAGCCAGCTTGAGCAGTTAAAATGGACGCTCGCTGCCCGCCTAAATACGCTCCGCAACGAATCCGGCGACACGATCCATACCATGCGCACCCGCGCCGGCCTGGGATGCTCCTGCGCGGCCTGCACGAGCCTGCGCGTGGTATCCGCCATCGCCGATCCAGAACTTGAATCTTTGACCGCGTCTGACCCCGAACTCGGCGCGGCTTTTCCCGTCGAAGAAACATGCCCGTTTTGACCTAAAATAAAGTGGGCCGTCCGTGTTATCAGCACGGACGGCCCGCGACCACAACACAGGAATCTCACTCCTATGCCGCAGCCGCAAAATGACGATGCGCCGGACCTTGCCGGGCATTCAAAAATCCTATTCTACACGGAGGGTGGGACAATGGCTGTCCTAGTCGAAAATAAGGGTGGAAATCGGTCAACGGTTCCGAAGCCATTTAAGACAGCCGAGATCGCGCTTGGCTGGTGCCGGAAGAACGCCGTTCTCCTGGTCTATTGCCCGGTCAATTTGGAGCGTAATTAGCGTGCCGTTAATGGCCCATTGAAACCCGGTCGAGTGAGTATAAACCTTTTCAAAACCGGCCTTTTTGGCGGGATTCTTCTGAAACCGTCGCCTTCCTGCAAAAACCCTTTGTTTTCGGCCTCTTTCGGGCTAATTCGCCCTGTTTAGGACTTCTGGAACCTCCCTCTTTCAATCACTGG